TTTACTACAAAATGGAAAAAGAAAGCAGTAGGTGTAGGTACTAGGGTATATGATGAGGTAATTGTTGAACTTGATACAGAAGATCCTAAGATATTTAGTATGATCACAAACGTAGGTGCAGATGGCAAATTTAACTATGATTGGTTGCATGATATATCAGTTACATTGGATATATATTCTAGTGTAAGTGAGGCTAGAGTATTACAATTAGTAGATGAAATTGTTAAAATATTAAAAAATAATGTTGTGACTACCATAAATAACCGTGAATATTTACAAATGTTGCCGGGAAATATTGTTTCATTAAACGAAGAATTTAGGAATATATTCAGATACAATATAGATGTAGATGCTATGAGATTTAACCCGTAGATAATACTTAAATATGTTGGTTATAATCTCTTTATATGGTAGCTTCAAGTGCCTCTAGTGCTTATGTAGAATATACTTATGAATCTGGGTTCGGTGCAGGTGGAAGTGCAAATACCCCTATACAATTTGGTAAAGAAGTAAAAGTTACAGGTTTAGAATTTAAAAATAATCAAATGGCATTAGGTCAGTTATACTCACCAGAAATAGAAACATTTGCTTATGGTAAAAGTGAAGGAAAATGTTCTGTTGAATATGTATTAAGTAATCCTTGGTTCTTACAATCAATTTTTGGTACTGCTGTATCCGCAGATGCCGCTAATCCAACTGTAAGCGGTCTACGTCAACATACTTGGAACTCTAGTGCCTCTAGTGCTGGAATGAAAGGTGTAAATTCTTTAGCAGTAAAACTTGGTTTTGACGTAGAGTTAGATTTCACAAAAACAGCAGTAGGAGTTATTTGTCCTTCTGTAAGTTTAAAAATGGCATTAAATGAAACTATTAAAGTATCACAAGAATTAATGTGGGGTGAGGAAACAGTAAATCAAACCTTTTCAGAACCTTCAGGAGTACCATTAGCGGGTGCAATTCCATATACGTTTGTTCATGCATCTATTACAAATCCACTTACCGGTGCTACACTTGCAACACTTCAATCATTTGATTTAAACCTTAATTCAAATGCAGAATTAATTTACCAAATGGGTACATCTGATAGTGTAGATACTTTTAGAAAAATTTTAGAAATGACAGGTAAAGCACAAATAGTTTTAAAATCCTCTGCATTTTTAGATTCAGTTTTGGGTAGAAGTGAAACTGCTAATAATTTAGTAGTTACAATTTCAAACGGTGCATCATCTTCATCAAATACTACAAGAAATATTGTTATGACTTTTACAGGTTGTAGTTTTTCTGTTAACAGCGTTAGTGGAATGGAACCCGGAGAATTACTTTTAGAAGATGTAGATTTCCAATGCAAACACGTTACAGTTATAGCAAAGAACGCACAAAATTCACTTCCAGTTTAAATAAGTTTCCAGAAAGCCTTATATAGATATATTATAATAACCATTATATGTCAGCAGATTTATCAACAGTTGATTTCAACTGTAAAGTTAATGGTAAAGATTCAACTATAAAAATTAAGACAGATTTAACTTGGGGGGAAACTCAAGACCTTTTAACAAGATCAGTAACATTGACAGAAACAGGTGCAAAGGATTTTCAATTTAATATCTTTTGTGATATTTTATTATCAAAAACTATAGTTTCAGGTTTACCATTTCCAGCTACTAATATGGTAAAAATGAAAGATTTACCAATGAGTGAAATTAGTGTAATCTTAGGAGAGATTATGCGTATTATCCCTTTAGAGAGTTATTTCAGCAATCTAGGAATGAATCAGGAAATATCAGTTCCCAAAGTGTAAGTAGTCAAGTTTATGCCTATTGTGCCTTAGTATTTGGGTGGGATAAGTTTCAGGTAGATAAATTACCTGCAAAATATATAATGGATACAATGTTTATAAGTATGAAGATGATGAAAGACGTTATTGGCGGGGTTAAATTAAGATGAGCAGTAATACATATACATTAAAAATAGACATAGATGACAGCAAGATTAGAGATTTAGAGAAAAGAATAATGGCAATTATGGGTATGAACGGTACTCAACGTAGCGGTGTTGGTTCTAAAATGACAAGTGCATCTAAGGGTGGAGACACTATGACAAAGAATATTGCAAAACTAGGCATTATTGCTATTGGGGTAGGAAGTCTTGTAGGATTAGTTTCAAAAATATCGGGAATGATAGTAGATTCATCTCCAATGTTAAAACAAATGTTAAAATTACTTAATTTCAGCGTTATGCTTATACTTAGACCTATTGGTGACTTTATTGGATTTTTCTTAAAACCTGTAATAGTATATATGTTGCGAAAATTTGTAATTCCATTTTATTCAGATATGAAAAAACCTGCTATGCAACTTGGTGGTAAACTAGGAGAATCTTTTGTAGATGATATTCCCGGAAGTCTTATATCTATGACAATGCCGGAAGTCGGAAGAATACCTGAAGCTATTGCTGGTTTTGAAACATCTTTAAAAGCAGGTTCAGCTCAAGTTACTTTATGGTTTGATGATATATTTGCAACACCGGGAAAGCTTGATTTTTCAGCGGTAGATAAATGGTTTAAAGATAATCTTTCAATAGATAAATTACCAACTTTTAGTTGGACAGCATTTAAAGGATTAATTTCAAAGTTTTCATTAGAATATTTACCAAAAGTTGATTTTACTTGGTTTACAAATTTACTTGATAAATTTTCATTAGAAAAATTACCAGCATTTAATTGGACTTATCTTGAAGCATTTTTAGGTCTTTTTGAAATTTTAAAAGTTCCAACATTTTCTTGGACTGGATTAACTCAAGGTCTAGATGCTATGAAAACAAAAATAACAGAATTTATTACTTCATTAACAAATTATTTTACTGATTTACTTGACCAGATTCCCGGTGTTGGAAGCACTAAAGATGAAAAAACTGGAACCACAAATCTCTTTATCGATGTTAATGGAAATGGTATTGACGATGTTCAAGATTTACGCAATATGGCTCCTTGGCTTAATGATTTATTTGCAGGAAATGGTAACTAATGGGTAAAATATTTCTAGTTAAACTTAACACCGACAATGCTGACGGTGGTGAACAATACAGATATGAGTTAAGTAATTTTACAAGTTTCTCATACGATTTACAGACACCTGTATCACCAATGCCATTACCAGAAGAAACTGCAAAAGACAATATACTTATAAAAATTGAAGGTAATAGCGGTGGAATAAATCTGCGTTGGAAACTAGTAGATAATAACGGGGTTAATTTAGCAATACCAAGAGTAACTACTCCAGCACAAGATCCAATACCATCATCTACAATTAGAGAACAAATAAACTTTTTTAGAGATTTGTTTGCACCACAAAAAATATCAGATAAATATAGAATAATAGTTAGACTTAATGATTCAACAGATTTTTGGCATTATCAAGATATTGTAATTGATGGAACATTTGTCAATTTCAGTTTTGCGATGCAATCCCCTGAATTACTTACATTTAATGCTAATGTGAAATTTTTAGAAGGTAGGATAGAAGATTTGTTTGCAACTGATATTTCATCTCAACCAACAAATGTTGTTGCAACTAGTCCTTCAAATGGAAGAATAGACTTAACTTGGGGATTGCCAAATGACGTTGGTTCATCTACTACAATTCAATATTATATAATAGACTACAAATTACATTACACAGGTGATACTCCAGTTGAATTTAATACAAGTTCATCAGAAACATCAAATAGGGCTAAAACTGATATATCAGGATCAACTAATTTATCTACAGGTGTTTGGGAAGTAAGAATAGCTGCAAAGACCGCAGCTGGAATAGGTAAAAAAGAGACAGCTATAATAGCAGTAACAGGAGTGTAAAATTATGCCTATTGCTAAATGTGTTGTTACTGACAAAGACTCTCCTTACACTGTTCATAGTTATTATCCACTAAAGGCAAAAATGAAACAAGAAGGTACTAAAAAACCAGATACGTTTGAAGCAGTATTCCCTATGCAAAACGATGTAGATCAAAACTATGAAATATCATATATTCAAGATGTAGTTGATACTACATGGTTAAGTGCAGTATATCCAATGCAACTTTCATGTTTAGATGAAAGTGGTTACAATCAAGATCCAACTGATCCAGCAGAAAGTAGATTCGTTAAAGTAACAAGTGGTAAATTCAAAGGACATTATGCACTTCAGTTTACAGCAGATGCTCAGGGAGTAGAAGTTCCAAGTGCTAAAACAAATAAGATAGACCTTTCAGGACAGTTTGATATTAATATATTTTTTACACCTGATACAACACAACTTCAAGATGGTACTAAGGAACCTATACTTTGGTCATTTAGAGATAGTAATCAAGGTCTTGATATAGGAATAACAGGAACAAATGGTACTGATTCTTCATGGAAGGCATTTATATTATATGATACAACTGGAGGTATTTCTGCATCTACGGGATCTGATACTGGATTAATAATGACAGGAGCTCCTGTACATATAAGATGTAAACGTGGTTCAAATGGTATTATAAAAGTTTATGTAAATGGTATTGAACAAATATCAGTATCAGAATCTAGGAGTCTGCAACCCACCACATCTACATCAATGGTATTTGGTGATACAGCAGGTTCATCAAGTGATGAATACAAAGGACTGATACATGAAATCAAAGTCTATTGCGGTTCTACTTTGTCAGATATGGATGCAACAAGAGTATGGACTACAAAACCAATAGCACAATATATGAAATTTAATGGTAGAGTTAGAAAACTTGAAAGTAATCAAACAAGTAAAAAAGCAGTATGTCAAAGTAATTCATATCAAATTACAACTTTTAAACTAGGAAAAGTAACCTCATCTGAACCAGAGGATCATGCTTTTAGTTCTACATCTTTTAAAACAATAGCACAATCAGCTCTAAATGAAGTAGACTCAGGAACTTTTACTCTTAGAAATATTGATCCATTTGCATTTGTGAGTAGTGGAGTTTACACACCTTTAACAGGTTCAATATATGAAATTGGTTCCGTTGTTGAATTTATAAATATTCTATTAATGTATAGCGATTGCGTTATGTATTTTACTCCTAGAAAAAATGTAATTATAGAATCAGATGCAGGACACGCAACAGATTATATATTTGATCAAAATAGTATAACTCAAGGATGTAATGTAAAATCTTCAGAATCAAATGATACAAAATTAGTAACACAAGTTGTAATTGTAGCTAGAGGTGGTCTAACAGTAGCAAGAGAATTTGCACCTCCTGACGGTATTCAACGTACATTAAGACGTAATGTTAGGCAGTTGGGGGGTGGTACAAGTAATCAAGATATATATGAATTAGCACAAAAAAGTATAGAAAATTTGTCTGGTCAATATGGTGGTCGTTATGGAGTTCCATATCCAAAATATGTTGTAAAATCAATGAATCCAATTCATCATACTAGATATAATCATACCGTATTGGTTAAAAGAAAAAATGGAAACAATGCTAATGTTACAGGTATAACTGATAAGGATTTAAGTGAAACTTTAACAGTAAGACAAATTGAATGGAATTATCCAAGTGGTAAGACTGTAATAAATCTAGGAGAAAACGATATTGATTATTACGATAGTTCAATAATTGAAACTAAAAGAACAGAAGAACTTGTAGATACAGGTCAAAATTAGTTTTATTTTTTAATTTTTGTTAGTTGTTTTCTAAATTCTGCCCACTCAACCATATTGGGAACTCTAAGGTTTTCCTCTATTTTTTCTAACAGTTGGTTTGTTTTAATCAAGTTTTCATTTATAGTATCTAGTTTGTCTTCTACAATCTTAAACATATAAATATACTAGTCACTTCTAATAGATAAATGTTTAAGCATATCAAACATAAGATCGACAGACCGTTTGTAGAAACAGCACACACGGAAGAAGGTCATTTTTATAAAACAGAATCGGGGAAAACTTATCCAAGCATAACTACGGTATTAAAAATATTAGATACTAAAGAAT